ATTTTATCCGCTTCAAGAGTGGACCTATCCGCTGGGTTATTTTTGTGATAATCCTGAAAAGATTATTTCTGCAAAGTCTAAAATTAAGAAGATACCCGTTGAAGAAAGGGATATTGATTTTCTATGGATAGGTAGCCTCCATGACAAGGCTGATCAAAGAATTAAAAGCGTCTGGCCTGACGATCTATCATTTGACTATTGGACTCCGGGAATAAGGAGAAGATGCTTCGACGCGGTAAACAAAATAGCTGAGAAAAGAAGAGATTGGAATATTGTTTGCTCTGATAAGCGTTTAGAGAAGGATGAGTATTTTGATCTCCTAAGTAGAACAAAAGTGTGCCTTGATTTTCCAGGAATCGGATATCACACAAGAAGATTTTTTGAAAATATGATTTTAGAAAAGTTTTGTCTAGTCTATAAAAATGAAATGAAGCTACCTTATCCAATTTATGACGGACAGCACTTTGAATTTTTTGACACCGATTTAAGTAAGCTTGAAGAGAAAATGGAGAAGACAATATCAAATAGTGAAAAAATTCACACAATAGAAGATAATTTGAGAAAAGATCAACGCTTATTCACATATGATTTTATAGTTGATAACATTAAATCAGTATTTTTATCTCATTTTGGTAGAGAGATTTAGGAGTAGTTTTATGACATCTAATAGTGCAAGCTATTCAATTGGAATAATTGGAAATGGATTTGTAGGATCTGCGATATTACATGGGTTTATATTACATGTAGAGGACATAATAATCTACGATAAAGATCCCAAAAGATCAACTCACTCTATGAAGGAGTTAGTCTATAAGTCAGATGTAATATTTGTGTGTGTTCCCACACCAATGTTTGAGTCTGGAGAGTGTGATCTATCAATAGTTGAGAGTGTCATAGAAGAGATGTCTCACCACGCCATCATTAATAAAAGGGTAATAGTGATAAAATCAACAGTTGTTCCAGGGACGGTGGAGTCACTTGCAAAGAAATATCCAAAAATGAATTTTGTATTTAATCCTGAATTTTTGACAGAAAGAAAGGCGCGACTTGATTTTATTAACACGTCAAGAATAGTTCTTGGAAGCAATAAGACACTAGCTTGTGACATAGTTGAGAGTTTGTATAAATTAAGATTCCCGTATACACAGGTAATTAAAACAGATTTTGGAACGGCTCAGCTAATAAAATATATGGCAAATTGTTTCTTTGCAACCAAGGTTTCTTTCATGAATGAGATGTATCAGGTCTGTGAGGCAATAGGTGGAAATTGGGATAGTGCGCTTAAGGGATTTATAACCGATGGACGAATTGGAAACTCACATATTGACGTACCAGGTCATGATGGCGATCTTGGCTTTGGAGGAAAATGCTTTCCAAAGGATCTTAACGCAATGATTAAGCGAGCAGAAGAATTAGGTGTAAATCCAAGTGTTATGAAAGGTGCGTGGGAAAAAAACCAAGAAGTAAGAACAGATCTAGACTGGTATGATATAGAGGGTGCTGTAAGCAAGGAATGAGTAATTGTCTAGTGACTGGCGGTCATGGATTTATAGGAAGTCACTTAGTGGACAGACTTTTAAATGATGGTCATCATGTGAGAGTAATAGATGATCACTCCGCCCCAGAGAATGAAAAATTTTATGTAAATGAGTCATCAGAAAATTACTATTTAGATATATCAAAAGTTGACTGTTTTGATGTATTTGAGAATGTAGATTTTGTTTTTCATCTTGCAGCCAGATCTAGAATACAGCCCACAATATCCTCTCCAAGCGAATGTTTCGAGGTCAACGTGGTAGGCACACAGAGGGTTCTAGAGTGGTCCAGGTTGAATGGCGTAAAGCGACTAATATATTCAGGTACGTCATCACTATATGGCCGTCAGAATCAAATTCCGTTTTCTCCTAATATGCCAGCAGACTGTTTAAACCCCTACTCAATGTCAAAGTGGATGGGCGAGCAGATATCTAAATTGTATAGTCAGCTGTATGATATTGACACCATTGTATTGAGATACTTTAATGTGTACGGGTCAAGAGAGCCGACAAGAGGGGAATATGCTCCTGTAGTTGGATTATTCAAAAGACAGTCTAGCCGAGGTAATGCTATGACTATTGTTGGAGACGGTGAACAGAGAAGGGACTTTACACACATCGACGATGTCGTCGATGCAAATATTTGTGCAATGAATTCCAAGGGTATAAAACACGGCATCTATAATGTAGGAACAGGAAAGAATTATTCAATTAATCAGATTTCAGAAATGATTGGTGGAAAAGTAAGATATACAAAAAAAAGACTTGCAGAGGTAAGAGAAACTCTTGCTGACATAGAGATGACAAAAAATGACTTAGGCTGGTTTCCATCAAGAGAATTAGAGGATATGATACTTTCTTATTAAGTAAAGTATAATATGAATATGAATTTTCCAACAAATAAACAACACGTATCCTTTTCTGAAATTAAATGCTGGAAGGAGTGCTCCTATCGCCATAAGCTTGTACATATTGACAAGGTAGATCTATTTGAGCCATCACCCTATCTAGATTTTGGAACAGCTGTACATGAAGGCTGTGAAACATTGCTTAAAACAAAGACTGTTGATAAGAAAAAGCTTCTAAAAGATATAGTAGATGCATGGAATAAACATGGATTTGATAATCCTGAGTGGTATCAAAAACAGCCTAGCTGGTATAAGTACGTGCCTGTTGAAGAGTGGTGTAAATGGGCTACCAATATGTGGGATGAAGTGCCCGAGTTTTTAGATGAAACATTTCCCGGGTGGGAGTGTTTTGAGGCTGAGGAGATGCTTTATGAAAGTATTGACAAAAAGGATATAAACTTTAAGGGATACATCGATGGAGTAATTAAGGTTCCCAAGAAAAGAGGAGATGGATATAACTACTGGATCATAGACTGGAAGACATCTCAGTCATATGGATGGAGAAGACAGAAGAAACAGGATATTTTGATGACAGCGCAGTTAATTTTATACAAGTATTTCTGGTCTAAAAAACATTCAATTCCGCTGAAGGATATTCGCTGCGGATTTGTTCTCTTAAAGCGAGGGGGAAAGCAAGGAAAGATTTGTGAGTTAGTAACAATTTCTGTTGGCCCAACATCACTGAATAAGGGGCTCAAGATACTAAATAATATGGTTTCATCTGTAAGGCGAGGAATGTTTTTAAAAAATAGAGATTCTTGCAAGTATTGTCAGTTCAAGGATACAGAATTCTGTACTTGATTTACTTAAAATTTTTAAAATAGTAGTATCTTTAGTATACTAAATATCTTGGTGTAATATCGTATGAAAAAAAAGAAAGTTTTAATTTTATCTGATCACGCTCTTTCAACATCAGGTGTTGGAACACAGACTAGACACCTTGTTGAGGGGCTTCTGGAAAAAGGCGGGTATGAATTTAGACAGTTTGGAGCTGCTCTCAAGCACACAGACTACAGAACTATCGTAGTAAATGACAACTTTATAATAAAGCCCATAGATGGATTTGGCGATAGAGATCTTATAAGGGTAACTCTTGCAACAGAGAAGCCTGATATTCTTTTTATATTTACTGATCCAAGATTTTTTATTTGGTTATTTGAAATGGAGGACGAGATCCATCAGGTGTGTCCAATAGTGTGGTGGCATGTCTGGGACAATAAGCCCTATCCTAAGTACAATGAGACCCTCTATCAGTCAACAGACATAGTGAATTGTCACTCTTATCTGACATACGAGATGATTAATGAGCACTTTCCAGAAAAGACAAATTTTATTCCACATGCAGTACCTGAAAATGTATTTTTTCCTCTTTCAAAATCAGATATTGAAAAGTATAAGGTTCAAGTTTTAGGATTTGATAAAAGAGATCACTTTGTTGGGATATGGGTGAATAGAAACGCTAAGCGTAAGAGGCCTAATGATGTACTTCACGCATGGAAGTTGTTTCTTGATAAGATAGAGGAAAAATATGGAAAAAGAAACGCAACTCTGATAATGCACACAGATCCTCTTGACCAGGAAGGACCCAATCTCGCGGTATCGTCAGAGATGCTTGGAATACATAAGAACATATTTTTCTCTCGAGATAGAGTAGAATTTGATAAGATGAACATCTTATATAACATCTCAGACGTTTGTTTCAACATAAGCTATGCAGAAGGATTTGGACTTCCAACACTTGAATCAATGCAGGCAGGAAAGCCAATTATAGCACTTAAGACAGGTGGATTAACTAGGCAGGTCGTTGATCACAGAGATAATTCTGAGAACGGTATAGCGCTAGACATAGAATGTCAGACACTTGTTGGATCTCAGCAGGTGCCCTATATTTACGAGGATTATGTCTCAGCACAAACAACTGCTGATGCATTTTTTAAATTATACGAAATGTCACAGGATGAAAGAGATGCCCTAGGTGAAAAGGCTAGATCATATGCACTATCAGAATTTAAATTTCAGGATACAGTTGATAGATGGCATGGGGTACTTGAAGATCTCCATAGCGACTGGAAGAAAAATTATAAAAGATGGGAGATGTTTTCCTATTAATATGAAGAGGATTTAAATTGAAAAATGTGATACTTAGAGCACCCCTGCTAAGCATAAGTGGGTATGGTGTTCACTCCAGACAGATTTTTAAGTGGATTTCTAAGAGATATGATGTCAGATTATTTTCTCAGGTGGTGCAGTGGGGGAATACATCCTGGATGATAAGTCCAGAGTTAGAGGATGGCCTTGTAGGAAAAATTATGGCTTCTTCCAATAACTTAGATACAAAGGCTGATGTGTCAATACAAGTTCAGCTACCAGACGAGTGGGATCCAAATTTAGCTCAAAAGAATATTGGTATATCTGCTGTTATTGAAACAGACAGATGCAATCCTGAGTGGATCAGTGCAATGAATAAGATGGATGCTGTAGTTGTGCCGTCTAATCACGTTAAAAATATAATTTTAAATACAGGAAGAGTGACGTCAAAGCTATACGTTATTCCTGAGTGGTATTATGAAAATATTGATCTTCAGGAGAGTCATAATTTAGATATAGATTTTAATACATCATTTAACTTTTTAACTATTTCTCAATTTACAGGAAATGATGCTTTTACAGATAGAAAAAATCTTTACTTCACGCTGAAGTGGTTTTGTGAAGTATTTTCTGAAGACCCTGATGTCGGATTGATTCTTAAGACGAATCATGGAAAAGGGACTAAAATTGATAGGCAAATAACTAGAAATAAAATAAGGCAAGTGCTAGGCGAGGTTAGAAATGGCTCTTCGTATCCAAAAATTCACTTACTTCATGGAAACATGACATCTGATGAGTTAATATCTTTATATCGAAATGAAAAAGTCAAATGCTTCTTAAGCCTCACAAGAGGAGAAGGTTTTGGCCTCCCACTGTTAGAGGCAGCAGCATGCAAGCTTCCTGTCATGGCAACAAACTGGTCAGCTCATTTGGACTTTTTAAATCTCGGAAGATTTATTCCAATTAATTATCAATTAGCTGAAATTCCACCCCACAAGGCAGACGGAAGAATTTTTACTAATGGGATGAAGTGGGCGGAACCCTCTGAATCTGACTTTAAAGTAAAAATTAAGAAGTTGCGTAATAAATACGATATGCCCAAGCAGTGGGCATCTGAGCTATCTGAGAAAGTTAAGCTGGAATTTAGTGCCGAGCCAATAATCTCAAAATATGATGATATGTTTAATGAGGTCATAGGATTGAAATGAGCACAATATTGAGTGTGTTAACATTTGTTTGTGTAATTTTATCTGTGTGTCTGGGTCTGTCAGTTTACTTTAACATAAAACACGGAATATTAATATTGAAAATGCAAGATGCTTTAGAGAATTCTTTGGACATACTTAATGAGAGATATAGAAGTATTTCAAAAGTGGTGGAAACACCTCTTTTTTTTGACTCAGTCGAGGTAAGACAGGTGATCTCAGACATAGATAAGTGTCATGAGTCGGTCTTATATGTCGCCAATATTCTCACTGGCTTTACTGAAGAGGGGGGAGAGGATGGCGATAGTTAAAAAAAAAATAAGAAGAAGAAGATCTGGTAGAAAACCTTACTTTGGAAAAGCTGTGCACGATGCGATCGTAAGGTATCAGGCTGCACAGACAATAAAAGAGAAACATGAAACATATGTTAAGGAGATTTTGCCTGCATTTAATAAGCTCGCAGAAAATTTAATATTCATTCATGGATTTGCCAAATCACCCGACAAATATGAGTCTATGAAAGCAGATTGTGTTTCATTTTTATATGAGACGCTTGGAAAATTTGACCCCAGCCGTGGCACGAAGGCATTTTCATATTTTAATGTTGTTGCTAAAAATTGGCTAATAATACAGAGCAAAAAGACTGCAAAAAATAAAAGGAGGCTGGTCAGCATAGATGACTCTGAGTCTTTAAGCCAATGTGACATTCGAACTATTGAGAATTTTAGCATAATGCCTCCGCAGGATTCAGAATTATTAAAGAAGGAGTCATTAGAAGACTTATTTAGATTAATGGGAGTGATTCGAGAGCGACTTAACAGTGAAAATGAAATAGCATGCATGGATGCAATAACGACACTTTTTAAAAGAATTGATGATCTAGATTTATTAAATAAAAGGGCTGTATTCGTGTATATGAGAGATTTATCAAATTTAAATCCCAAGCAGCTGTCTGTTGCAATGTCTTCAATTAGAAAGCACTATAGGGATATAGTTAAGAATAATGATTACGATATATTTTTTTGGGGGTAGTTATGTCAAAATCTGTTGAAGATGCCATAGACAAGGTAAAGAAAACAAGCCAAAAAATAGATAGGTTTGCAGATCTTCTTGACTCTCTAGAGAGCACAGAGGACAAGAAAAAACTATTATGGAAAGAGGTATATGAGAATGCTCTAGTAGATAGGGAGAATGCTAGTATGTTATTCACAGATCTATTAATGCAGTCAAGAGGGAATGCGGGAAATCACGCAATGTTCGGACCAATAATGGCAAAATATCTTGAGAGAATGGCAAAGTCAAATGATCAGATACTAAAGCTAGCAGAGCTCATCTCAAAGGAAGAGCAGCGAGAGGTACTCAGTGCTGATGATATTTTTAGTAAGATAAATGAGGACTAAATATGAGCGGAACTAATATAGGAGCATTTGAAAATCCCAGAGGCCTTGCAGATCGTAAAAGAATCTTAAGGCCCGGCTTAACGAGCTCTAGGGTGTTTTACTCAGCTGTTGTCATTGACTACATATCTAATCCTGATAGTGAGCTCGCTGCAACTGCTGTGATCGGAGAGGATGACGCATCGATAGACTACAGACAGTCGCTAAAGACGGGTGTAAATTCAGTCGGAAATCCTGATCTCGTAGATGTAATGCCAAGGAATAGTATCGTGGCAAGAATAGTATCTGACAAAGCATCTAGAATCTCATCACCAGAAATATTCTATCCATTCTTTTCACCCCACCTATGCATGCCGGTGAAGGCTGCAGAGCAAGTTTGGATAATATTTGAAAAAGCGGGATCGAAGAAGGCGACAGGGTACTGGATGTGCAGAAGACCATCTGACTTACAGGTCGATGATCTAAATTACACCCACGAGGATAGAGTCACCCTTGATCTATACGAGAGTGGTACAGATCAGAGCGCAGAGTCAAATGAGGAGGGATCTGATGTAGATCCATTTAGTTTCCCTCTTGGCGGAAAGGGCAATAGGCAGTTTAATACACTACCGGGTGAGTACCCCTTCAAGGATATAATTGATAGCTCACAGTCATATCAGGCTGAGTTTTTAGGAGAGCCCGTTCCGAGATTCTCAAAGAGATCAACTGATCTCGCTCTTCAGGGATCTCACAACACTCTCGTATCTCTTGGAAGGGATAGGGTGGGAGCTGAACAATATGCTGAAGGCGAGGAGGATCCTGATCAAAAGGAGCTCGCTGGAAGCATAGACATAGTTACAGGTCGAGGCCTGAAGTGGGACGCTGGTGAGAGCGCTGCTGTGGTAAATACTCCCACAGCAGCAACGGAGCCCAACGGCGAGGCAGGAGGTCCAGAAACTGTCGATGGTGAGGCTAATGTTAAGAATAGGGGATATGAGGAAATCGATAAGGCTCCCACGATTAGCGGAAACACGTCAAATGTGAATGAGGGCGACCCTGATTTCGTAAATGATCTCTCAAGAGTCTATGTCTCAATGAAGACAAACGGAGACGAGAATTTTGGAATATCTGGAATAACAGAGCTTGGATCAGTTGATGTGGCCGACAGGGCAGCAGAGCCATTCATAGTGATGAAGTCAACAAATACGAGAATTATTTCACGACCTGATGGATCAGTTAAAATTGTTAAGATGGGACCTGATGATAGTAATGCCGAAGCGGCTAGCATAGTTCTTGATAAAGATGGTAATATCCAAATTCAGACAAATGGTGAGATAACTCTGTGTAAGACGGGGGACACCGCGTCAGAGGGGAATACCACCGGCATCCAGCCATTTGTTCGCGGAGACGACCTCGCAGATGTCTTACAGGCATTTATGGAGCAGACAGCAGCATTATTTAATGATATCGCAGATACGTGGACAAGCTTAGGAGCCACAGATCTCTCCTCTAATGTTACACCGGGCTACGGATCTCCAAATCCAGCAGTAACTGCAGCAGCCGGGACATTCTCATCAGCTGCTGCTGATTTAATGATCGGCGCCAATGAAATTACAACAGGCGGCGGTGATGCAATGGTGGCTGACCTTGCAAAATTCAAGTCAACAGTTATAAAGGGAGAGTGACAAATGACTCTAGCCCAACTCACAGAAGACATCTTCGATGCGTTTTTTGAAAGTGCCGGTGGTGAAGCTGCTGAACTTCCCGATGAAGCACGTGAAAAGATACAGGCTCTTGCTACTGCTTTAGCAACTGCGATCGCGGCTCATGTTGAAGATGAAATAGACGAAGCCCTATAGATTTAATACTATCACATTCTGTGTGGATATTTTCCGTAGTGAAATAATTAATAACGCTAGGAGAGCGTCATGGCAGAATATTCATTCAAGAGTTCGGGAATTGTATCTAGTGATCCTAGGCTAATAAGGGACGTCGCACAAAATCCCGTGGGTATAAAAACACCAATTAATCTTGGCACCGGAAGATCTGGAATATTTCAGATGAATTTTAATCCCGTTGATCAAATTTCTGATAATTTAAAAAATTTAATTCTCACGAATTGGGGTGAACGTCTTGGAAATTATTACTATGGTTCAAACATTAGATCTCTAACGACAGAGCTGACAGCACAACAAGATTTTGACTCTGAAGCCATGAGAAGAATAGATGCAGCTGTTAAAAATTTCATGCCATTCGTTGAGCTAGATAGCTTTAATTCTTCTTTTGATTCAGATGTGGTTGCAGGTAGCACGATTGGAGCAGACGGGCTATCAGTGGTATCTCTAACCGTAAAGTATAATATTCCACAACTACGAATAAGCGGAAAATCAATAGAGGTAACTCTATATTGCATAGGATAGAAAATGTCTTCAAGTAAAAAAAATCAAGTTAAGAGCATGAGAGCTAATCAAAGATCGTATCTCAATAAGGATTTTTCAGCATTTAGAGCTGAATTAACACAATACGGCCAGACATACTTCTCTGATAAGATAACAGACTTTTCAGAAAATGGTTTAGCTGGTATGTTTATAGAGATGTCAGCATACGTCGGAGATGTGATGTCTTATTATTTAGATCATCAGTTCAGTGAACTTAACATTCTCACTGCCGTTGAAAGTGATAATATTGAGAAGCTAGTGAGAAGTGCCGGTGTTAAGATACAGGGTGCCTCTCCAGCGTCAGCAAAGGTTGATTTTTATTTAGAGATACCGGCAATAGTTAGAGAAAATGAGTATGTTCCAGATTTTATAAAGATGCCAACAATAGTGGCAGGGACACTATTAACTTCAACAACCGCAATAAAGTTTGAATTAATGGAGGACTTAGTCTTTTCAGCTGTTGATTCCCAGGGAAAGTTTCTTGCCTCATATAAGACTATGAAGGTTAATGCAGAGGGAAACCCATCAACTTTTTCAGTTAAACTAACTGGAGTATGCATATCTGGAATAACATCATCAGAGAGCTTTAATATTCCGGATTCATTTGTACCGTTTAGATCAATTACTTTGAGTAACTCAAATGTGTCTGATATTATATCTGTAACTGACACTGATGGAAATGCGTATTATGAGGTTAGCGCACTCACACAAGATACGGTGTTTAAGCGTGTTATAAATTCTCTATCAGACAGTAATTTAGTTTCTGAGAATCTTGAAATGATTCCCGCACCTAGAAGGTTTGTAATATCAACAAGTAGGTCATCTGGATTAACTTCATTACGATTTGGCGGCGGAGATGCACTATCAACTGATGATGACATCATGCCAGATCCAAGTGAGATAGCTATTCCGCTATACGGAAAGGCGTCGACTATATCAAGATTCACTTTAGATCCAAATAAACTTTTGAAGACAAGAACTCTAGGGATAGCTCCGAGAAATACCACGCTGAGTATTAGATACCGATCAGGGGGAGGATTATCTCACAACTCCGGTGCCAAATCCATAACTTCAGTTTCTAATCTTATTACAAAATTTTCATCTGGAACGCCATCATCATCAATATCTGCTGTGAGAACATCATTAGAGGTTAGCAATCCCAAAGAGGCTTCCGGCGGGGAAGCCGCTATGACTCTAAGTGAACTCAAGTCTACGGCCCTATCATATAGGAATTCGCAGTCAAGAATAGTTACAAAAGAGGATCTTATAGCTAGAATATATTCCATGCCATCTAATTTTGGAAGAGTTTTTAGGGTGGGTGTTAGAGATAATCCAAATAATCCGCTAGCGTCAGTTGTGGCAATCATAAGTAGAAATAGAGGTGGAAGCCTTATAGTGTCACCAGATTCATTAAAGGAAAATCTAAAGACATACATAAATCAGTATAGACTAATATCAGACGCTCTAGATATTGTAGACGCAAAAGTTTTGAACATAAGGGTAGAGTACGGAGTTGTCATTAATTCCGAATCAAATAATAATTTAACAATTCAAAATATCAATAAATCTATTCAAGAATATCTCTTGATTGATAATTTTCAAATAGATCAGCCAATTGTAACATCAGATCTAATTAATATCATTATAAATTCTAGGGGTGTTGTCTCAATAGTAGATTTTAAAATTTCTAATCTTACGGGAACGATAAAGGATAGGCCATATAGCAATGAAAATTTCTCTGTCGCCTCTAGTACTGACAGGGGTCTTATAATTCCGCCGCAGGGATCTATTTTTGAATTAAAGTATCCGAATGATGACATCATAGGGGTTGCGAGGTAAAAATGTATAGGATCTTAACAGCAAGTAAAGACACATATATAACAAATAAAATCATCAATAACTCGTTTAGAGCAACTGATGCTAATGTGGGACAAGCTGCGACTTTAGATCTATTTAAATTATACGGAGAGTCAGTTTCTGGATCTACGTCCTCTCCGACTGAAATAAGCAGACTATTAGTAAAGTTTGATCTTAACCCACTTAGATCAATAACTGGATCATTTTTAGATCTAGATGATTCATCATTTAGATGTCATTTAAAGCTATCTGACGTGTACGGCGGTCAGACATGCCCATCTAATTTTAATATAATAGCTTTTCCTCTTTCAAGATCATTTGACGAGGGCGTCGGGATGGATGTTATAAAATTTTCAGACCTCGATGCGTGTAATTTTGTAACTTCATCAATTGTTAATTCAGTTACGCCAGTATCATGGTCAGGACCTGGTGCAAATAAGGAGGGACTTTTAAAATCATCAGATATAGACATAATATCAAGCGGAAACCTTAATGATGGAAATGGAATTGTCAATATCTGGAAGTCACAACAATTTTCAACCGGCGAGGAAGATCTTCTCTTAGATGTGACAACAATTATATCTGCAACATTAAAGGGTCTCATACCTGATCACGGATTTAGATTATCATTCTCGGGATCAGAAGAAAGCGATAATGTGACTAGATTTGTTAAGAGATTTGGATCGACACAAAATTCTCAACTTTTAAAGAGGCCTCAATTAATCGTGAGGGTGAATGATACTATTCAGGATCACCATAAATCATTCTATTTTAATTTAAGCGGTTCGTTATTTTTAAATAATTTTCACAGGGGAGTGTCGAGAAATATACTTTCTGGTGCATCAGCAACACAAATAAAGGGATCTAATTCTATAGTTTTAAGATTAAGCTCCGGATCCACTGGAAGGGGGACATTTTTTCAGAAAATAATAACAGGATCTCAGCATAAATTTGGACAAAATAATTTTATGTCAGGTGTATATTCTGCATCATTTGCTGTGTCTCAGTTTTCTGCTTCAAATGCAGGAGAAACTAGACAGTCAACTAGGCCCCTGGAGAATGAGATTAAAAATGCGGGATCTGCAACGTTTAAAGAAATTTGGGAGTCACTTGACGGAACCGTGGGATACGTCACATCCAGTCTTGTAGTGTATTCAGTAAACAGAACATCATTCGATAACAAGCTACCTAGGTTACTCATAAGCATAACTAACATGCAAAGTGAGTATCGATTTAAAGATCTCTCTAGATTTAGAATTTTTGCTGAAAATATAGATCGAACAATTGTTGCTAAGAGGCTACCCATGGTTTCACCGAGTGAAATTTTTACATCTATGTACTATAGAGTTAGAGATGTAGAATCATCGGATGTAGTCATTCCATTTGATACATCACATAATGGAACCCTATGTTCAACTGATTCGACAGGGATGTATTTCGATTTTTATATGAGTTCTCTTCCCAAGGGGAGACTCTTTACAATAGACTTTCTCGTCAGGGACAGGGGAATCGATCAAATTTTTACAGATGTAGCAGCAAGATTTAGAGTTATCTAGAGTTTTAAATGCCAATAACAAACCTGACAAAACCAAAACTTTTTAGTCCATCAGTAGTAAGAGAAGAGAGTAAGATTCCACTCTCACAAAATGTAACGCTTGATCAACTAAAGGATACAAATTTCAGTAGTACATCATCGTTTAGATACGATCAGTCGGGAGCTGGTTTAAAATCTACACAAGAGATTAGTATTGATTGGTCAAAATTTGAAAATCATACGTTTTTTAATTCTGCACAGTCTAAGGTTAATATTTCATTTGACAGGGTTATAAATGAATATCCTTTTGACGGATCAAATAAACAAATTGAAGCATTTGAAGATTCTCTAACGGGATATGAGAAATATATTTTAGATTCATTTCCAAAAAATCATGGGTATCTATTATTCTCTGGAACATCTCCGACTGAAAATCCAAAAGGTGGATATACTGAAGGACTCGGAACTTACATATCTGTTAGAGATTCCGCAGGTGCTGACTTTCCTCTTTTTTCTAGAAACATAAGTGGTGAATCAGCTATTAATTTTGGGCTTAACCCAATTTCATTTGAGATGCAAATTTTTATTCCAAAGATCTCAAACGATAATCAGATAATTTGTCAAAAACTTGATACTTCTAACAGGCATGTTACACTTGCACTTTCTCAATCAAGTAATATTAATACTGTACCGTTAATTTTTGCAATATCTTCTGGATCTGAAAAACTATTTTTAAGTGAGTCCATTGAAAAAGGAAAATTTTCTCATATTTGTGCAACATATGATAGAAATTCTTCAAATAATTTAAAATTATTTTTGAGTGAATCAATTATAGCAACTTCATCAAATGCCGTGGAGTTCGAAAGCTTGTCATTCGGGACGTCAAGATTCACAATAGGGTCAGGCTCAGCATTTAGTGTGGAGCGCGGTAAGCTTCAACCCTTCACCAGCGGAGATGTCACACTATTCACGCCCAGCAATACGCTTTCAGGTGCTCTAGATGAATTTAGAACATTTCACAGTGCGAGATCAATTGATATTCAGAAAGAGAAGGCGAGAAAATCAATTTACGCACAAGATGATTTAAAATTACATTTTAGATTTAATGAACCGCATGGCTCCTATGGAGCTCAAGATGTCGTACTAGATAGCTCTGGAAATTCTCTTCACACTAGAATATCAAACTACTTTGCCAGCTTGCGGCTAACAGGGTCCGCTTCAGGACAACCGACAAATCCAATGGTGTATGAGGATATGAAAAGGTGTCCTATTTTATTTCCAGATTTCCCAAAAATTTCTAATAGAAATAAGTATTTGCTTCTCTCAGCGAGTTTGTACGATGAAGCTAATCCAAATCTCATCACAAGACTTTTTCCAGTTCACTATTTGCTAGAGGGACAAGTTAATCAGGGGCTCTCGTCCCAGGATGGCCAGATAGGAAATGCAATATCTGGAGATTCGATTCCCGGGTCTGCAAAGCTGGGATCTTCTCAGTATTTGACAGCATTTATGCTCCTGTTAGCAAAGTTTTTTGATGAAATAAAAATGTTTATTGATCATTTCAGCAATGTTTTATCAGTTGATTATGACGACTCAGAATCAGTTGTAACAAAACTTTTACCACAGCTCGCAATGTATTACGGCATAAGTCTTCCAAACATTTTTCCTAATTCAATCCCAAATCAGTACATATCTGGTGAAAATATTACAAATAAATTTTCATCATCTGAAAATTCATTAAAATATGTTCAGTCGCAGATATGGAAGAGAATTCTTATAAACTTTAGCGAAATTATAGCATCTAAGGGGACAATTTACAGTATTACATCTGTGATAAGAGCCGCGGGAATTAATCCCGATAATCTCTTAACAATAAGGGAATATGGTGGTCCAACTAAGAGATCTCTGAGCGGAATAAGGCAGAGAAGAATCGAAGTGGCAAGTTCACTAGATTTTTCTGGAAGCATAGGTAGGATATCAGATCCATCAACAATAAACACACAGGGATTTTCATCAGTATCTCCGAACATCATATCACCGTTTTTGTCTGGGGCAAGGCTTGAAGTTGGATTTCCGAGAGCAGTGGGTACATTTGTTTCCAAAAATCTTTTTCCACCGCACGGAATTTCAAATGATTCATCAGACGGATTATTAACGTCTGGTTCATTTACATTTGAGGGAATTTATCAGTTCGATTACGTAAGACCTCGTCCGAGATTTTTAACTAATCAGAGTCTTGTAAGACTTCACGTAAGCTCAAGCGATAATGGAGCTAGTAGAAGGTCAAAGGGAATATCATATGCGAATCTATTGCTGTTGTCAGGAACTGAAAATAGCCTGACAGGTAGCGGATCTACACTTAGACTTTACATGCGCCCTGGAATGAATGGAGCAAATGATCCACTAATGAGATTACAGCTTTCCGGTGTTAATATTTTTGATGGAAATCTTTGGAATATTTCATTTGGAAGAGAAAGATCTGATCAAAAGAATCCTGAACCTAATAGAAAGTATAACCTGGACAGAATATCTAGCGTGGGGTCAAGTTCATATTTTCTTAGAGCAGCCAGACAGTCTTACGGAGAGATAAAGAATATCTTTATAACGTCTTCATTCTTCCAGGCGACAACAGTTGATGATACGAATGCTCTTGAAAAATTAAGCTCTCCTCTCAACCCGTCTGGATCAATGATAGTGATTGGATCTCAAAGCATGGCTAGTTTTTCTGGTCTGGGATCTAGCTATGATGTATTCTTAAATGACACAAATCTTGAAAGCAGGCAGGGAGCTCGACCGGGTGATTTTGATCTAGCAAATACAACAGACTTTGAAGGACAGGTCAGTCAAATAAGATTCTGGTCCAAAGCTCTAGAGGTGGCGGAGTGGAAGGAGCATGTTAGAAATTTTAAGTCCGTAGGTGTTGAGAATCCTCTTGTTAATTTTAATTTTGAAACAGCACCAACGGGAGCATTTGAAAGGTTGAGAGTTGACGTGTCAACAGATCAGCCGACGATAGAGTCAAATGACGAAGGAAGAATTACTGTATTTGATTTTTCACAGAATGAATATCACTTCTCAGGATCAGGATTCGAATCATCCGCTAAGGTAATAAATCCAGAGACATTTTACTTTAGCCATCTCTCTCCAAAATTTGATGTCGCTCAAACAGATAATAAGGTTAGAATAAGAAGCTATCAGAGTCCAGAATTACTAGAGGATCACCCATATGCCTCCTCAGCCCCGAGGTACGAGGTTAGAAAGAGTGAAGAGCCAGATGACGACACAAGATTTACAATAGAATTTTCATCTATGAAGGCCATCGACGATGACATAATGAATATGTTTAGTGATTTAGATTTCTTCGATAATGCCTTGGGAAATGTTAATCTTCTATTTGATGATTTCTATCCAGATCTAGAACAGGCCAGAAAGGTATACTTTAAGCGCCTCACTGGAAAACCTGACTATCAGATCTTCTTTGACATGTACAGGTGGTTTAATACGTCGCTTGGACAATTAATAGGTCAGCTAATACCTAGAAAGACAAAGTTTCTTGGAATTAATTTTATCATAGAGTCGCATGTTCTTGAGAGAAGTAAATTTAGATATTTATACGATGATATTTATCTATTAGCTCTTGAGAGAAACACTGATAGGGGGAACTTATTGCTCTCGCAGGTTGTTGGGCAGATGAGGAAGTGGTAGGAGAATAAATGTCTATTATACCTTTTAATGACGCGCCAGAGGTTAATCCCGGTGGGAGTAATAACACTCCGATATCCGCTAGCGCCGGTATTAATACATCTGGTTGGGATAGATTTAGACAGGGCAATAGTGTCAGGGATATGTCAGACTTCTCCAAGATGATGACATTTTACATATCTGACAAGGGATTACCGTCTAATGCGAGTGCCAGGTTTGATCCATCATTTCAGAAACTTAACTTTGGTCACGAGATATTATTTGAGACCGTTAACGAGGCTGGAACGGCGATGGCGCCGTTTGATGACATCCCAGGGATATTAAATCCAGTCCAGTTCATAAATGATCCGCTCTCAGCAGAGTATCCTGTCGTGATGGTGAGCCCAAATTGGCTAGATCCTTCAATGATGAATGGTGTAATAGAGCCCCTTCAGATCAGAGGGTCGCTGATAAATGCTTCAATCGGTGGGCCATTTATAGCGCACGATATTAGAGCGGCACTAATGCCGACAGTGGGACCAGAGATCGCCGGCCAGGCAGCTATAATATCAAATTTTATGGAATTTGAACCGCGCGCCACGATAGCTCCATACTTTGACAGTCAGAACGTCTCTTTATCAGTGACTTTTGAAGGTATAACGTTTAATCTAGCTGAGCCAGGATATGCGTATCCTGAGGAGATGCCCATAAATCCCTTCAATGACGCAGTCATCACAAATCCAACAGATTTCCCATTTTTATCTCTGTCGTCTAGCTTTAACGCTCTCGGTCAGTTTATCGAGAATCCAGGATACGGTATATATGGTAAGTCATCCACCACAGGATTCACCAACAGGGAGGGAAATTACGTGGTAAACTCGACGAGAATTGGGAGTACCGGATCGAATTGGACTGATCGAGACTTTACTGGAAATCAATTTGTTTTGGGAACTGATTCAATTGCTTTTGGTGGGTGGCTGAAGTAATGCCAAGAGTTATAGATAATTCGCAGTATGATCTAAATAAATCATTTACTGTAACTGACGAAGGATCAGGTGTAACACACAGATACTCATCACAAGGTTTCCTTCAGGGCTGGTGGAAATTAAATACGAATGTGTCCGTAGAGGGAAATTCCAATGATAGCAGCCCACACGGAAGAACTGGTACATTTGACGTAGCAGGTTACCGCCCTAGTTTTCTTCCAGATGAATTAATACCTGTTACTACTGGATTCACATCAATACAGAAGGGAGTTTGCAGATTCGAGGATAAGACGGATCCGACAGCGGGTGAGGCTGTCAACATCGGGGCCGACTGGAATAATATTATTGGCAATGGAACAACTGGAACAAGCCAGATGACATTTGCCGCCTGGGTGTGGGTCGATGAAGATGGCACTGGTGAGCCCACAGATATCGGCCGGATATTTTCAATCGGGTCGCCTTCCTCTGATGGCGGCGTCAAGTTGATAATCAATCACGGTCCCTCCTCTACTGGGAGGGCGCAGTTCAGTGCTAATTGGGATGCCACTCCCGGCGACCAAGGGCTTTGGTATTCAGATCCAGGCGTTGTGACCATAGAGGAGTGGCAGTATGTGGTCATAACATATAATCCTGCCGGCGGGACAGATGAGGACCCACAGCTATATGTAAATGGTGTCGGGCCGCTAGCGATGGCGACACAAGGCATCAAGATTCCGGCCGGAAACTTCAAGGGAATATCTACGAATTACGCTTGGATTGGAAGCGGCGGCTCAGCCCCACAGACCCCGATCTACAGCTTCACAGGGAATATTGCAGATCTTGCAATATGGAATAAAGTACTGACTGGAGAAGAGATCAGTGCAATATACACACTTTCGCAACAAAATTTTCCAGATGAGATTAGATCTGGATATGTCAATAATCCAGCTAGAACAATTATTCACACTCGCGATAATGCAACCGGATCATATCCCACAATAAATAGGGACACTGGATTTCACATCAACCAGCCAGCAGATCCATTTGTTGACAATAGGGCACTTGACTTTGGAAATAATGTTGACTCTGTGGCCTTTCCATTTGTACTAAGCAAATTTGATAAGGATCGATACTACAAAAACTGGGTCGACACACCAAATACACCAAGCACAATAGCGGGTATTCCCGGAAAGCCCAGACCAGGGGTGTCAGATCAGGGGCTAAAGAGATCTGTTTATCAAGCTGGAGGATTCACTCCGTTTGATGAGAGCAGGATATATCTCAATGACTCGTCATTCTATTTAACAGGAACCAAAAACAGTGTTATGTACGGATTCTCGTCTCGGCTAGCTGACAAGATGCAGATAAAGGTGAATTTGAACACGAGCACCCCCACGTATGTCGGTCGGTGGAATTCGAATGAGATACCAGCAGCTGACACGTCAATTGGAAGCGGAGGCGAGTTTGATAGTGAGGAGTGGTACGGTATAAAGTACTTTAATTTCACCACAAACGAGTGGGATGACGCTATCAAGACAGATCCGGTTAACGCCTCCACAAGACCCTACGTGATGTATAATGACTTCACTGCCAGCCCCACCAGTCCCACCAACACCTGGCCGAATGGCCATTCAAGTGGAAAGAAATATGTTCATAAGTCATATCAGTTTGCAATGTCAGACCACACTGGATTCATAGCCAGAGACTATGATGAGCTAGTGTCTTGGGGGTATGATAAGATTGGTACACCGACTGTGGCTGGTCTAGCTCCATTTCACAATTTCTATCACGCACCTGAAGACAATCAGCTCGATATGTCGGGCTACATAGATAAGCCATTTCTACTTGAGAAGGCTGTCATAGAGATCCCAGTCACTGTACGAAGACGTAACGGAAATAAGTTTGTCTCCGCAGACGGAAAGGTTGCAGATGGCACTGGAGGAAGAATTGCGAGTGCTCCAGTGAATGGATCAAATAGGGACATTGACAATTACGTCTTCTTCCTCTACAGGCAGAGAAATAGGGGAGCTCCCCCAAGAGATGGTGCATCAAGGGGGGAGATAGCCTATAATGTGTCAGGAAGCGAGAGATTCCTAATAATGAGTGCCTCAGTAGCATTCTATAATGGTAAGTCATTCTTTTCGGGGTCAGTTCAGTCCGCCATATCGACGCGTGGTCTCCCCCACACTCCCGCCTTCTCTCACGACTTTGACATGGATGTTTACGGGGCAGCAGACGGCGGTGGAGGCACAGCCGCTGGAATAATTGGAGCATTTACGGGCACACTTAGGATTGAGATGACTGCAGCTGTCTCAAATGAGCTTCTTGCCGGTGGGTCAAGATTCTCGGTCACAAGACGACACGGCGCCTCGCAACTTAGCAACAAAACTTTTCCAACCCAGGTCATACAGGATTACTGGCCCGGAGGAGCCGGTGTGTCAATGTTCAATACATCGTCAAATTTTAGCAAAAAAGACGCTGATGGGAATGCTCTGACTAGAGTGGGTGGTCAGTATCAGGACCAGACGAGCCCGTACGGAGCAAACAATGCTGCTGATAATGATTCTCGCGTGTCTAAAGAGCTGGGTTACGGAAACACAGCTCAGGGAGCCTGGGGTTTCGCCTCGGGCCACATGAGATATAAACCAAATCAGTCTAATTTGAATATAGACGTTAGGCCTAGAAGAAATATAACAGGATTTTCAAATATCACCAATGCAGCCTTTCTAAGTACGCTCTACCCATCTGGAGCTCACCCAATGTCGACCACATCCGCCGAGACGACGGGTCCATGGCCCTCCCTGGGAATCTCTGTAACAGATGTAATTGCAAATTCAACAGTGTCACCATACCTTCTTCTTCCGGGGGACAGTCTGGTAATAGGAATAGACCCAGGTGTCTCTTGTCCGCCCCTCTCTGGCTCCGGCGCGGCCACCTTCCCAGCAACGGCAAAAGTCGGGGGATCAGATCGACAGACTGTTCCGCATGAGCTCTATGGTTTTGTTCCGTATACCTCCCTCGGAGAGGCGATGTCAGGATCCTACATGAGAATAGAGACAGGTAAGGCCTCGATAACACTATTTGGATCACAGGTGAGAGCCGGCGTTGAGAGATTGCCGGAGCTAAACCAAAATCTCACGTCAGATGCTATCCACGAGGCCCTCCACTCAGACAATCCCGTCCTAGACCAGTATGACATTGCATCGAAGAAGGCGCTTACGGGATCCTACATAGATAATCTCATCTTTGGTGGAATGAACAACCGCGACGGCCTCAACATCTCCGGCTCAGCCGTAACGACAATGCAGCGGCGCGTTTATCAGAGTCTCGGATCTGGAGAGAGAGGGATACAGTCCTATTACGCGGACACAGCAGGCTCTGGCCTCCCTGGCAGCAGGTCTCGCTGGAATTCACAGGATAAGCAGTCAGGGGGTGTGATCCGTGACAGATACGGTATTGCTAACTGGAATCAGGCAATGTCTATATCATCTCCTCGAAAATCTCTGTTTAGGGGGGTGAGGTTATTTGATGAGTCAGAGACAATTTATGACACCATAATGCCTGATCTGGTTGACTGGGCTAGGAGGAGCGGCATGGCCATCTCCTCCTCCCTTCCGCCGGCATCCGCCTTCGCGGGTGCGGTACTCGCCGCGGTGAAGCCGTCTGTCTATCCAATTGTGATCGGGGTATTAAATGGAAACTTAAATGAGACCGCTGCGAGGCATAATTTGGGTGGAGGTGCCTACCAGATACTTTCAAATAAGAAGGCAGCCCCCTACGCGACCAGGGTTCCGAGATCATCATTCAGTCGAGTTCGTCTAAGAATTCAGCTCGCCAAACACACAACAGCATACCTAATACCTGGTTACGGCAACTCCACAGATGAGGACTCTGCCATGGCCACCCTGAGCCTGGCGACACTTCCACTTTATTACGGTGCCGGAGATAGCTTCAAAAATCCAACGATTGTGAATTCTCTATTTTTTAAGCAGGGGGCAGAGATGGAATTCGTAGCAAAGCCATACTCAGACACAGCAGCTGGAGCGGCGAAAGACCTCACACCTCCGGGCGCTCGAATTCGTGTGTATCCTGCATACGTCACTGGGTCAGAGTATACCCAAAATGCGACCCCGGCCTACCGCATCGGGCAGAGAAATCACCAGCCCTACGGCGCCCAGGGATTTTTATACGGAATAGAGAATATAATTCCAACAAACACATCAGCTGTCTTCAGGTGGGACAGTTACGGTCAGTTCAGGGATATGCTCGAGCAGAGAAGGGATGGAAAGTTTATGACAAAGGCCAGCCCACCTCAGACCATGGACGGCAGTGTTCAGTGTGTATTTGTGGATAGGATAGATGGTATGACTGAGGTTCCCCCATATCAAACATACTCGTCAAATACAAACACGGAGTGCACAGCTTCTCTTCCCTCCTTCGATGGAAAGTCTAGAAACCGCTCTGGTGTGGAAGAGTCATCAGGGATTATTACAATTGTTGGCGCTGACTCCTCCGACGACGACGACTACACCATGACCTTCACTGTGGCACCAATCCCGTTACCGGAGGTTGACCCCGAAGACTCCTCCTGGATGTGGTAGGCACTATGATATGATTAAGAGAAACGGAAGACTTTTCATCGATAGGGGATTAACTAGTAGTGTCCCAGGTACTGATATAGACAAGGCCACGGAAATCATAATTCGTGATCCGAAAACAGGTGATATAAAAAACACCATTAAGCCGATGCCCGTAGAGTTCGGATTAGATCACCCCAAGTATAGTAGAGATAATAACAGGACAGTTTTTTATAGTAGCCCTAGAATGAAATACGGAGGGACAATTGATGCTGATGGTTCTTTAAACTGGGGAACGGTCACGGGAGAGGCTGGCTATGGTCTTCGTGACTACTCTGGAAAGATTCAATTCAAGGACTCGGGAGGATCTTGGTCAGATATCGATGGAAAGGCTGATGACGAAGGTTCATATATTCTAACATCCGCCGATCCAGATCTTGCTAACTCTAGAGTGCTTGCTGATGACGGCAACTACCTCAGCCTAACCGATAACGGATCGAACATAACGGTCGCGTGGGCTAAGACCAACAATATTAGCATTTGGACAAATGACTCAGGCTATGTCACCCCATCTAGCACCAGTACATTTACCAATAAGGATGGAAATATTAGTCAGTGGAATAATGATTCAGGATTTACAACAAATGCAGGCACTGTCACATCAGTGTCAAATGGTGATTCAACAATATCTGTGGGCGGCACTGGTGCCGCCCCCACGATTACAGTTGTCGAAGCTAATTTTTCTGGAATTCCAAATACAGCGCTTGCAAATGATGGAATAACAATAGGTGGAGCAAGCACAGATCTTGGGGGAAGTGTAAGCGGCGACACCATAATCGGTGACGTCAGTGCTGGAGGGATCGGAAATTCTTTACTAGACAATGATTCGCTTACAGTCACAGCTGGCACCGGACTGTCAGGCGGCGGAGAAGTTTCTCTGGGCGGAGAAATAACTTTGGATAACACTGTAGTGGCCTCTGCCGTCGGCGGGTCCTCGATCTGGACATCCGACGCTGAAACTAAAGTCCTTGGTGGCGACGAGACGTCGGCTGTATTCAACTTTATCACCAACGCCGCGGTTAACACAGATGTGGTATCAAGCAATTCAAGCGGTGTATATACCGTTGCAGCAGCAGGGGGTTATAGGGTCACTGCATCTGTGACTTTAGCAGCCGCCGTTACTCCCAGATCAGGCACGGGACTAGTAATAAAATTTACAGATGGGGACACCACCGACGTCACATACGCATCCACGCAACGCGAGTGTCCGACGTCTGGGGCCGCTTTTGAAATAACAAATGCGACCTACACCTTTGTGACCGATTCGACAACGATAGAGGTGTTAGTAATCTCAGATGACAAGTCAGGACCGAGTCAAACCGACTATGCTCTCTGGGGCGCGACTGAGGGAGCCCCGGTGCCGCTCGTTCCTCACTACTTAGAGATAACAAGAATTGCGTGATTGTGAAAAATTATCTTGACAATAGTTATAAGAAGAGGTAATCTGTGGCCGGAATACTAGACATAAAGACTAGAATGATAGACTCTGTTGTAACCAACATTGGAAGACAGCAGATTGCTAACGGAATGTTACGTGTCGAGTACGCCAGCTTCACAGACGGAGCCACGTATTACGAGGCTGATGCTGTTAGCGGATCGTCAGACGCGTCTGAGAGAATTTACTTTGAAGCTGCAGGTGATATACCACAAGACTTTATAACATTTGAGACGGATGACTCAGGAAATCTGATGGGATATCCAACAGATTCTAATCTCTCTCTAGTGGGCGGAGAGATTTTTAAGACAGACGTGTCAGCATCAGTCGAGGATATTAATCATTTTGTTTATGTCACAGGATCTGGTGACTTTGCATCATTATCGTCTGGAATTGTGACGTCATCAATTGATCACTTTAAGCAGCTGCGAATAATAGGATCAGTCCCATCTACAGATCCGACCAGCTATCAGCATAATTTTGAGCTTAACCAGAATAATTTTGAGTTTATTATATTAAATACTCATCCGTGGATAGATGGTCCGTCTGACAGTCAGGCTGATATTGATAGTGTGGAGCCGCTCTTTATTGACAAGCGCCTGTCTCACATACCAAACTTTAAATTTTTACCACCCCTTGTCGTGGAACCAATTGTAAATGATGATAACGGTAACTATCGCGGCTTTGATCTGGCAGCAGAGCAGCAAAGGTCAACTGATAGCAATAGTCAGGTATTTCTTGGAGCATATGAGCCATTAAATGAGGTAATGACGCCATTAACATATCAGGATCTAATGATAGAGCTGAACGGCGAGGACAGTGAGGGTATAGATCCTGATTACATAACAGATTTTCAATCCGCGGAGATGATAACAATGTGGAATAACCAGGGGGCCGATGGGGGATTTGGAACAGGAGAGGTGATGGGAACAGTTTTCGGTCAGAAAACGGGTGTGATAAATCTCTCAAATATTGAGGTTGCGCGTGATAGAAAGTATGTCAATTTCTTAAAAACATCAGAGTCCAATAATATTATCATGCAGATGTTTGAGGTTGATAGTAATAGATTGAACTTTATAAAATTAGATACAATTGACTATGGAGAGATAGTGGTGGAGAATGACGAATTACGGCCAAATAAACACATTTTTTTCGCAGGAAAGGTATTTCTTGACTCAAACAAGATACCCACATTTGTTAATTTATTCACACTAATGTTAGACTGATGATAGTAGCAGCTCCCGATCCATTAAAAATTCTTTCACAGCCCGAAATAGCTGAGTCCAGGATTCTTGATGAATTCACTGTAACTGAAGAGGAGATCTCTCATGTGTTAGAGGAGGGAGTGTGGATGACGAGCACACCCCCAGATGAGGAAAAAAATGATTTGGGTGTTAGATATTTTAGATATCAATTTTTATTCAAGGCAGATCTCAGAGTGGCGCTTGACAGCAATCATCTAAGGGTCAGATTTTCTATTAGAAAGAATACAAAGCAAAAAAGAGTTTCCTTCTTTTCAGGGATCAACCCGAATCCAGCATCAGTTGTCGCCTCTCTATACGTTGGGCAGCAGGTAAGAGTTAATACGCTTTCTGCAAATGACAGGGATGGATTGATTTTTAGAAAATTTATAGATCTCACAAAGGAATTTGATAATGCTAAGTTAAGGAATGCCTTTCCCACATCTGAACTTCCCGCTCTAAGCGATAGAGATTTATTTGGAACAATTGAAGTGACAAAGATCGTGAAAGTTGGAGACTTTAAGAAGACTGGGAAAAATATTATACTTGCTCAGAGAGAGGTATCTAGTTTGAATCAAGTATCTAATTCTAATTCATTCAAAAAGAATTATGAGATTGTAATATCAAATGGAATAGATCCTGCTCAAACTACACTTCCAACAGTTGATGAGTCTCCAGCAGATCCTAGAAAAAGAGGAACATTTGTCACACCGTCACTAGCCACTGATAAAGAAATAGTCGACGGAGCCATGTTTCAGATGAGAAAGTCTGTAACTCAGTCCTCAGTGAGGACAGCTCCAAGGGTCAATTTAGATGGATTTAACAAGACAGATGGTGTGGCAGTTAACGTTAAAATTACTAATAGAGTAAGATTAATGTCTGTGATAGTGGATATTCCAATAAGGGACATAGGCCTAGGAGGTAAATTTTTTATAACTCTAGACGCAATGTCATTAAAGAAGAATACAATTGGACAGACGCTGGAGATGGAGATTAACCATAGCCAAAATATTGATGATTATTATGTTCCGAGAGACATAGTGAGGCTTCGTGCTAGTTCATCATTTGCATCTAATGCACATTTTTTTGTAGGAAATATCGTTAAGACTGATAAAAATATAAAAGGCGCTCAGATATATAAAAGAGTCTTGAGTGAGACGTCACCCTATGCACGTTCAATGTTTGTAAAAACATCACAATTTATGTTTTCAAATCAGACGCAGCGAAAACTTACATCTCAAAGTACACTTCCTATATTTTCTAGAAAAAGTAGAAGAGTGGACACTAGAAGTACTGCTAGGGTTAATATTACTAGAGCACTAACTATTGGAAGAAGAGGGGGTGTCTATGGAAACTTTTCTTCTTCTGTTGCAAAGGTTGGACCTTTTATATCATATACGGGAAATATCTATACAACATCAACGGATAGAGGAGTTCAAATTATATCTAAGAATCTGTGCCTAGGAGTATCTGGATTTTGCTTCCTGAAGAGAGACATAACGAAAAATCAGTCTAGATTTGAAAAAGTATCTCCAAACGGAGGAGCTATATTTGATCTAAATGATCCATCAGCTGATGAGGGGCTGACAAGATCCTATGCGCATGCGTATAATTCAAGATCTACAAACATGGCTGTACTAGATCTCGATGTAAAGGATGGTCATCTCTATGAGTATAAGATAAAATTATACTTAGAGTCAGGTGTGTCAAAGACGTCATCGACTTCAAGAATTCATTTTCATAAAACTCCAATGAAGGCAATAACTTCAAGGGTATCTGGCATAGAGCATGCGATAGTTACTTCAAATAGAAATACAATTAATTCAGAATTTCCATCTGCTGCCACATCAGCCACTGTAAGATTTAAAATAAACTATTCCATAGCTGGAAATGACACATCTGATCTTCTTAAAATTTTAAGTGCATCTGGTCTAGCAAACCTCTACGGCGGAGAAATAAATGCTGTAAAGGGGACACTTAGATCACTAATATCCTTTCAGATCGAGAGATATAATGAATTAACGGGAGAGACATTTTACTTAGGAACGACACCAGAGGGATTATTTATAGATGATGGCGTAAGCACCCCGGGTCCTGCCCCAGCCCCCGGTCAAAAATATATCTATAGAATTATACCGCTATTAATTTCTCCTGCAGAGGTATCAGTTGAAATTGCAAGGCTGGTGTCTCCACAGCTAGTACCCAACATATCAGTGACAACTGCGCTAGCTGATCCATCATCGCTAACTTCAATGAGATCATCAAATCTAGCTACAACCTCAGCCGACTTTAACAAGAATACTGCAGTTGGTGATTTCCAGAGATCGATTATTGATAAAAGCTATTCATCGAAAGCATTGGGACGAGGGTCTCTACGCTCCATGTCGACAGTTCCAATTGGATCATCACTTGGTATAGGATCTAGCTTTATGACTAGATACTCTACGGGAGATCATTTTGATATTTTTGTAAATACCGGATACAGAAATATAGCGACAATTCCCGGAAAGATAACATCTGGAGGTCACGGTGGCGCGATAGTTAGGTGGTCACTTGCACCCCAAAGCTCGTATTCCTCGCAGAATCTAGATTACTTTGTCGTGATAGCTAAAAAGCAGGGAAAGAGATATATCGCTGGAAATTGTCATATAGGATCGATGACATCCTTTAAATTTATTGATTTTACAAATACAGAATTTATAGGAGTTATAGACTATGCTGTAGTTCCCATTTATTTAGATGGAAGATCTGGATCTGAAATTACAATAGGACGAATTAGACAAATGGATAGAAATACAAAATTTAAGAGGGGTAGATAAATGCCAATATCGTCGGGTAATTCACAGGGATCGATGAAAATGACAATTCAGCCTCCCCCCCACAACGCACCATCCGGAAATATGTCAGTTCTCGTAGCAGACCAGATAGGTTCACTATCGATGAATTCGCTATTTGAGGATCACCTCCACACTGATGGCGTCAATTATCAAAACGTATATCAGAATCCGGATCTTGAGACAGCACTGCTTTCAAGGGGATTTTCACAGCTGCGACCTGAAATTCTGGGTGTCTTTGAATTCACTCCTCCCCTAACAGAGGACATACTCACTGCAGGCCCCAGTGGCGCACAGGTGCAGGGTGCGCCCTGGTCTGCTAGGCCGACGTACAGCACCAATGCGGCCGAGCTGTTTGATCTACAGTGCCAACTTAAGCAGCTAAGATATACTGAGGCATTAAAATTTTTAAGTCAGGAGATGAATCTTTCAACAGAGGAGATTGGAGCAGGGATTCAACTAAACCCTAATGATGAGGGAGGAATTTATCTAGAGCCATTTGATGCTGAGATGGGCGCAGCAAAGGACATCCTTGACTGGTTAACAGTAGGTTATAATTCTGTCACAACAGTGCTGGAGGCGATGGATATAAAGTCAGCTCCTCATATCGGCATCGTTAACATCAATTCTAAAATATATGAATCACTAAGAATGTATGACCCAGATGCTATCACAATCGCTCCTGAGAATTTAACTCTTCAGGAGTATATGAAATCTAGTTCAGGACTTGAGCTTCCTGATGGATGGTGGTCCTCTGCAACTCAAACACAAATTATCGCACAGTTAATTCTCGATGTTGTCATGAGATTAATTTACCCAATTAAGGCTTACTCATATCCTCCCGGATGGCAGGTCAATGTCACAGAAGAGGGACTGGTCGTCGATGATGTAGAATTCAATCCTGGAACTGTACTGGGCCTAGACTATCTATATAATTCTGGGCTAGAAGAGACAATAACCGGAGCCATATTACAGTTAAGATATCTACATGTAGACTCTTTGGCGATAAGTGAATCTTCGTCGACTGGACTCTCTTCATTTTCAAAAGGGGATTTCCAATCGCTTCGCGACAAGTTTATAGATACAGATGAAATAGGGATGGCGCTGTATGCATTTGCATCAGATCTAATGGTAAGGGCAGCTCTAGAGAGAGACACAGTAGATATTCTCTCAGGCATTCCGAACAACGCTAGCAGTTTTAAAATTCTCAAAAAAATCTACGGTGCTAGCCCCAACACACATAATATAGCTAATATAGGCCCAAACGTGGATCCGGACTCAATGATTATGCGATTAATGCCCAAAGATATGGACCCAGATACACATGTGGATAGAAAGATATCAACATTTCAGTACTCATCTCATAAAATGCCGCAAGGCAACTTCCCTCTCAGAACTGGAAAGTCATACTTTTTAGATGATATCGTGACTAAGGACGTCGCTCATGTCATGGTTAGACTTAGCGAGCTTAACTCTAATTTAACATACATTAAGGAAAAACTTATACAGTTAACGACGGCATTCAACTCTCCAAACTCAGTCGCCTCCCACCAGCCCTACATCGAAGAGGGTAAGATGCTTGCCTCTTCTCTAGTCTGGGATGTATTTCGTCAAGGTAGCGGTGCGATCGATCAGGTCCTGCTAGCAATCGAATCGGGTTCTATAGATCCATTTGTAAAAATTTGTGTTGCAACAGCGGCAGCAGAAAATAGTAATATTGCGTGGAGTCTATTCAAGTATGTCATCTATAAAACTTTGTATCAGAGCGGATATGGCGATGCCTGGAAGTCATCAGCTCTGATGTCGGCTACAACTCTTATAACAGATTTATTAGAGTTGCATCCTGGTCTGACCGGTGAGATCGACAAAATGAATAGGGCAGATATAGATATGGGCGGCGGAAAAGTCACAGTTAGTGCATCAGAAGATACTGGAGTATCCGGAGCCTATGCGGGAATACAGCTATCTCAACTTCATTCAATTACAACCCCTGAGATGTTAGCAGTATTTGATAATGACGTCGAGATCGGTTCCCAGGAAGGGGATGCCGGAGATCTTTTTGATATGGGCTATGTAGGAATGAATGTCTGGATAAAAAGGTTGCGTGGCACATATGGGCTGCTTCCATCATCTCTGCTTAGTTTGACTGGTCCGAATCTAAAGTCCTCATATTTGGGAGGAGTGGCAATCTGTTTCTTCTGGCAGCTGCAGGTATATAGGGAAGCTCTTAGATTTAAACAGGTGGCGGGCGAAGCTCACCTTGGTGGTCAGGCAGTTGAGGGAGGAGCATAGCAATCCTAGTGAACTATAATGGAAGATGATATGTATAATGTGATGGGAGAAAGATAAATGGGGATGTATTCAAGCGACATCGAGCTGCGGAGCATCGCTGAGGAAACGAACTCTATCTGGTTCGTTAATATCAGATCTATGCGCTCGTATCAGCAGGCAGTTGATAATTTTGAAATCCCTAGTAGTGATCTTCAGCACACGCTAGAGGGAAACCCCATGGCAAATACAAATATGCCTTATGATGAGTGGGATCGTTCAACTGGACAGAGGGAAGAAATTCTCGAGTGGCACGATAAAATGAATAGCGCATATAAGAAAATATTGCACCTAGATGCAGGAACATGGAATTCATTGCACTATTTAGATTCAATATTTACAAACTTTCTAAATAAGACGGATGCGATGGCGATCGCTTTCGATAATAATGACTTCACATCAAATGAATTTAATGAAGTTTTAACTAGGATAAAGGGCGATCCTGAATTTGGTAAACTAACACTTGTGTCGCTTAATAGGGATCAGCTTATGTTAAATAAATCTCTCTATGACTCTCTTTCAGTGGCTAATAGGGAGTACCCTTACTTGCCAGCAACCAAGGCTGTGATGACAAATCAGGCAAAAAATCTCGCCACAGCTGCAACTTTTGGTAGTCTAGTTGAAACAAGATTATCTGGTAGAAAGAGAATTTTCGCTGTTGGCTTGCCAGCAGGACTTGTTGAGACCATGCGCAATAAGGCCATCGATGAGAAGGATGATATATCGTACAGACGGTCAAATATTATCAGCATAAAGGTGTGGAGAAGAAATCTTCTCAATGAGGCAGAGCAGGTACCTCCCAAGGAGTTTTTCTTTGATATGTCAAAATTTATCATAGAGGGAAGAGCGACTCCCACAGAAGTTGCCTCGGGCCTTCTAGATTCTGCTGATGGATGGAGTGAGGGTCAGGATAATATTGACCTTAGCCGCAATATTGTGATTAGGGGTTATTCTCCCGAGGGGCAGGATAGTATTACACAGGGATGGCTTTCATTCTTACAACAGCTGGGTCTCACCCTCAACAACGTGACCGATGGGCTCGACTCCTCTGTCTTTCATAATCACGTTCTTGACTTCTACCTTAAGCTCTACATGATGTTAACAACTGGAGTTGATGTATTTGAGGACATTTTTCCATTCCTTGAGTCAGAGGTCATGTTTACAGGTCCTGATGAGGGATTAGAGGAAATTTTTGAATTAATGAAGAGGCAGATGGGAGAAATGTTTCCAACAAGAGATGTAACGAGTGCAATAAATTATGATAGGCTTGTCGGAGAGATAACACGCTCGATACTTCTAAGCCCAAAAAAGTGGAGAAATAGGGTAATATATCCAAAGATTTTTGATAGAGTTTTTTGTATTATTATTGATGAGCAAGAGGATTTTGACACTCGCTCATGGCACGAGAGAGTGGCAGATCTTGGCCCAAACATCCCAGATGACGCTGTTGTTTTAGATCCCGTTGATGGAACACCACAGTTTGTAAATGCGACAGCTACAAATGTAGCAATATCAAGAGAGGATGAATTAAGAGATCCAACATATTATCAATTTTATGTAACAGTAACTCTTCATCCGCCAGCGGATTAATGAATAATATGATTATTCTATATAGAAAAATGAAAGGAACATAAGACATGGTAGCTCCGCAAAATCAAAATGATGATGATCAGATCCAGGGCGAATCAGATAATCTTTCAGAGATGACGTCATGGGTCGGGGCAGCACTTCCGTCTGAACCTGTGACTCTTATTAATATACCTGAGCCAAAAAGTGTTTTAGGAAAGTTTGTCTATAATTTCTATACCAGGGATGAAAGAACAAACGGAAATGGAACCTTAGCAATAGATCTAGCAAATCCCAGTCAAGAGCAGCAAAATTTAGCGAAATCAAGAAAATTTCCAAGATACGTGAGATTATCAATTCAGCCCACGAGCTTCGGCTCAAAGGATCCCATGCTCGTGGGAATTGCAAATCAATTGGGCTCAAATTTAATTAATGATCATAAGAATCTTATTCAATTTGAAGGTGCAATTGCAAGTAATAAGTTCGCCGGCATAAGATTGCAAGATAATCAGGTCGATCAAAGCTTTTATTACGCATTGTCGTCATCTGTGGCCTTTTTTGGAATAGATACCAGCACCAGCGGAAATTCAATTTCTACAGAGTTAAATGCTGTGATATCATCGTCTGCAGCGTTTGGGCCGAGCGGTCTTCAAATAAGAGATTCACTGTCTAATATTCAGTCTCAGGGAGTGAGTTATGCACCAACAGATGTTAGAAATGCTATCGCAAATGATGCATTTAGATCAGTTAGATTTATTGATTTCAACATGAATATTAATAATAAAGTGATATCTAATATCTTGCAGGGATCTGTGGAGGATAAAACAAATATTTATGAAGACGAATTGGAATCTATGGCTATAGCAGCTAAAAATATTCAATCTCAAGCTGTTATACAAAGTAATCCAACCACAGTCTCAGCAGATGAATATGAAACTCCTGTTTCTGCTATAGACGTTTTTACCACCTCAGATTCAAGCGTGTCTTCATCTGGTAATTTAAATGAGGGATCACTTGCAGTGGGATACTGGATTGAAAAGTTTGAACTTGTGATGAAGCCTGATGGGAACTATGATAGAGTTAATCATGATCCATTAATAGTGAATCATTACGGACCTCTAAATATTTTAGATACATCTGTAAAGTATGGAGGAACATATCTCTATAATGTAAGAACGGTCGCTCTGACTAGATTTGAAGCGCTTAAGCGAGATGAAACAGCAAACGTTGAAGATGAGATTGTCGTAGCAGTTATCATGATAGCTTCATCTGGAGTAATGCTAAAGGTACAGTGCACAGAGAATATCCCACCAGACCCTCCGGGAAATATATCATTTAAATATGATTATCAAAATGATAACCTTATGATTTTTTGGGAGGAGCCTCTAAATCCGCAGAGAGATGTCGTAAGATACCAAATATTTAGAAGAAACTCTATAGATGTACCATTTACACTAATAAGAGAGTTTGATTTTGATAAGTCAACTTCAAGAGTCCAGCCGGTTGAAGTTGCACCAGAAGATCTAATATTGAAGATGAATGGAGCGAGGAAGTTTTTTAGAGATTTAGAATTCACAAAAACATCAAAATATATTTACTCTATCACATGCGTGGATGCTAGAGGATTCACGTCAAACTATTCCTCACAGTTTGAAGTTTCATTTAGCGTGGGAGAAAATAAATTAAAGACAAAGCTGGTCTCTAAAAAGGATGCTCCAAAGCCATACCCCAATCTATATCTAAATCAAGATCTATTTGTTGATACAATGAAAGATTCAGGACACTCTAGGCTTCGAATATTTTTTGATCCAGAGTACTATGATGTATTTAGAACGACCGGCCAGGTAGAGACATTTGAATGGGAGGGTAAGATATTATCTTCTACAAAACAAACTCAGTCATTAAATTTAATAGGCAATAATTATAAACTACAGATCATTAATGTTGACAATCAGATGAGTCAGCTTGTAAGTGTGGCTGTCAATGATCTAACTGGATCACCAATAGAGATACCAGCAAATCAAGGAAATCTATCGAGCGTATCAAGCATGATTCAGTCAGAGTTAAATTCAACATGAATTTGATATTTAACTGAGTTATTTGTGAGCAGTATATTTAGAAACAGGAGATTATTAATATGGGATTTCTCGATCATAGCACAAACAATATTATTCTAGACGCAGTATTGACAGATTTAGGCAGGAGAGCGCTGTCGAGAAATGATGGAAGTTTTTCGATATTTAAATTTGCATTCTCAGACGAGGAAGTTGATTACGGTCATATCGTTAATTTTGGCCGGACAGTAGGAAAAGAAAAGATAGAGAAGAATACTCCTATTCTTGAGGCGACCACACAGGGTAACTTGGGTCAAAAGTATCGGTGTAGATCTGTTAATAATGATTCTCTTACGAGGTTGCCAACACTAGCATTAGAAACATCTTTAACCAATGATACAGTAGTTCTATCTAGAACAGGTACGAGTACAACGGCACCAACAAATAAGACAGTAGTAGTTAAACAAGCCATATCAGGCGCAGGAACAATGGATCCAGACTTAACAGACTTCAGTTTCAGAGTTACTCTTGATAATTTATTTTTGACATTGTCTGGTAAGGTTCCAGATAGTGTCGATGAAAATGATATGGCAGTATATACTATTGAAGCAAATCCTAGTATAACATCACAGAATACATCGAATCTCAATTTAGTTGTTGTAGCGAGATCTGTTTCAGATGACCTATTTGATAGCTATAAGAGAAAGGGAACTTCTATAGTTGATAAGATATGTACAGTTTCTGGAATTAACTCTGGTGCCTTTGTAAGTTTTAGAATTCAGATATCGTAATTTGGAGAATTAGTAGTGGCTACATTTAAGGAAATATCTGATGCTGACATTAAAACCGCAAGATCGTTTTTAAATCAGCTTGTAGATATCATTCAGGAAGATATATCTGGATCAAATACTAGAAAAAAATATCAGGTCTTTGTGACGGGCGGCGTTGGCCCCGGAGTTACATCATCGCTATTTCAGACAGTTTATGATCAAGATTTCACACTTCAGACAGCTAACCCTATTTTTGATCTTACGGTTGGATTATTCTCTGGAAGTAACGCTGTCGTTTCATGCTCTAGCGGAGTTGACTCAACAGGAAAGGTTTTATTCCCATCTAACTCTCTTATGATGAGAGAGAAGGTAAGCAATTATAGACAGTTTTCTCAACTCCTTTTAGGCGATGCAAATTCACAATTCGCATCCCCGTTTGGAAGTTCAACAACGACAGATTCAATTGACTCAGCAATGTTCATAACAATTAAGCGACTATTCGCTAGAGATATGATAAAGCGTGAGTCGTTTGCTATGAAATTTTATTCATCTGCTTCACACAATGAGGATACAGATAAGCCAAACTTAGCACAAACATCAGAGTCTGGATCAACAATATTTACAGACGTCGGTGCTGCAGCAAACTTAGAGAGCGCATTTGGCGGTGAGGTGGGCAATATCGTAGACGCATCAAATACAGATGATAGCGTTGGTCTACTATTTTATCAGCAGGGGATTGCTGTTTTTGACATGAAGAAGATACTTTCTGGCACAGAGCATGTGTCTGGAACAATTGCTGCAATGAATAATAAAAATCCCTCATCCGTCGGGTATGGAAAGACAATAATTGGATCGTGGGATCCAATAAAGAGAACGCATCCGCTCGGTCGCTCATCTAACGCATCGGCAAAGTTCATTCCAGATCTCATGACATCTGGATCAATTGACAATATAGTCAATCACCTCGCTAGCTGTAGATTTAGCTCAGGCTCTAATACAGCTATGACATTCCAGAATCTCACTAACATAAATTCGACACTGATTTTTGCTAGGGCTACAGCTGATGAATTTAACTATTCTTCTAACCCAACATATGTCAATTCTGTTGATAATAGAATCCGAGTAATTGAAATAGGACAGGAGGCAACTCAAAAGGCATTTTGTTTCATAACGACTGTTGGTCTCTATGATGCCAATGACAATCTACTGGCTGTGGCAAAGTTATCTCGTCCAATTGAAAAGAACAATGAAAAGGATATAACTATCAGGGTCAGACTAGATTTCTAATGGTAATTAATGTCCCTTATAAAGATCCTGCCAGAGTACTTAGAAACATTTTCTCTTAGGTTACACCCTCAGGTAAACTATTTAAGTTCGTCATATCAACTTCCGACCTCTCTTACGACAGGTTCGATGCCGCTCGCTGCAAGGCCAAGCAAGTGTCTAAAAAACTTAATCGATCCATCCCAGCATGGTCAAAATTCATTCGCTGTCAATAGTCCTGGAGCAGTTGGATTTAATGAGGGAGATTATTCACTAGTCACAAATTTAGAGTCAATAAGCGAGACAGTTAGAGAAAATAGAAGAGCTGGAACCACTGTAAACGTTTTAAATGAATTAAACAACTACATGACTACTGTAAATTCATCATCTCAAATAGCAAGAAATACAAAGAGATTAGAGATAACAAGATTTGATCCACCATTCACATTTACAAAAAATTCCACCGTTAAAAATATCACACGAAATGTGTTAATGCCGTATTACATATCTGACTATGATATGTGTCAATTTGGCTATACAAATTATAGCACTTTAAATTTTTTTACAGGATCTGGAATACCAACCAATTCAGCGATACTTTATCCCAACTTTTGGTTAAAGCCGGGAGGTTTAACTGCTTATTCTTCTGGAAGCCGTCGCCCATACTCTCCGTCAGGACCATTTACATTCGACTTCTACATAAATCCTAGATATACAAATGATGTGGGCAAGCCATATCACGCAGGAACAATACTGCATGTAACCTCAACCTATGCTGTATCACTTATATCTGGCAGCCTAACAGATGGAGATGGAAGTGCGGGTTCATTTAGAATATTGCTTCAATTGAGTCATAGTGCAGATGTACCGCCCGATAGGATAAATCTCAATGTCCCCAATAATAAACGCCCCTACCCGCAGAATCTGGCCTTTGTATCAGATGATCACGCACTTCTAAGAAATCACTGGCACCACGTGTCAATTAGGTGGGGAACTAGATCTGTGTACCATGGAACAGGCACAATGTTTGTCGATAATCGCCTTGTGGGTAAGTTTGCTGTAAATTCTGGATCAATTCTTCCAGCTAGGGATGTCGCGTGTGGCGCTCTAGTTCTTGGAAATTATTTAAATTTACCATCAGATCAGAATGAGGCAAGATTCTTTAATGAGACAGACGCTTTAGCAGAGGGAGTCTACCCATACCTGGATTTTGGATTCTATTATAATTCTAACCCAAATTATTATAATTTTAAAAATCCACTTAACGCTGAGCTTCATGATATAAAAATATTAGATCGATATGTTCCTCGACATGAACTCGTAGAATTTGGAAAGAGCGGAAGAAAAAATACAGATGGTCTAATGTTCTATGTGCCTCCATTCTTTGTGAAGGAGACTCGAACGAGAGAGTCTCTCATAACTCCATTTCAAACTGAAAGAAAATCACCGGCACACCCATTTAATACGACATTTTCATTTGGTGTGGGTGGATTTATGATGAATCTGCAAAATCACGTCCGAGAGTTTAAGAGAGGGGCGTACCCAAGATTAATAAATCTAACAGCCTCAACAATAGACTATACGGTTCTTGATATAACAGCAAATGGCTATGCCTTTGGAACAGCATCAAATAGAAAGAGAAATCTTACAATTCTTCCTAATGATAATGGTCTATTCACCCCTGATTTTGATTTGCTATTAAGCGGAACTGTTAAAACTAGCATGTCGACATTCAAGCACATACTTGGAGGATATGATCTAAGCATGGTTAGCATAAATGAGATGTGTAGAACGGGATCAGCGTATAAGGGACTACCAACAGTATCTCCTAGGGCACTCAATCAAGCTGAGAATAATGAATCTCTAACTCTACAGGATGATACAAGCCCGAATACAATAGTGAGTCAAATAGCGGGCGTTACACCCACGCGACTAGGGGGCACGCTGTCACCCGTCGGACCAATTTTAACAATCTTCCAGAGAACTAGAGATCCTAGCTCCAATGAGATATCGATGTTTGATATTTCAAATTTATTTTATGGAAATAGGATTCTTCCAGAAAGCTTTCACCTATATGACAATAATCTCTCAGGGTCAGGCGGAAAGATTCGCATGACGCTAAAGGATAACGGTAAGGGAGGTCTATATAGGGCAGATTCGCTAACAAAACATGCAAAGTGGGCAAATGTGGGAACTATTTTGTATAATGAGGGAATAGTTGTAATAAAGAACCCATCTCTGTCATATTTTGGAAAGCGTGAGTTCGAAACACAGTTCAAGGGCGAACACAATGCTCATATTTTAACTATTAATATGCCTGCCGGAACTGGATTAATAAATTCTTCATCTAACCCAGTATATCAGGCAGTATCAGCATCATTTGATGCAAATGAGTATGATCCAAAGTTTGTTTATATTACTGGGTTTAACCTTCACGATGACAATTTAAATGTAATAATGAGAGGAAACCTTGCGCAACCCGTTAAAAAGCGACAGACCGATGAGATGGTAATTAAATTTAAGATGGATTTTTAAATGATACTTGGACTTGATATTTCAACAAGCTGTACGGGATGGTGTCTATTAGACAATATGGGAACGTTATCCTCAATGGGTTATATATCTCTTAAAAATAAGAAGAATCTGTTTGAAAAGGCAGAAACTGTTAAAGAATGCTTATCACTTCTTCACATACAAAATGATATAAAGAAGATTTTTATAGAGGAAAATCTTCAATCATTTCGATCAGGATTTTCATCAGCGCAGACACTGTCCACTCTTGCAAGATTCAATGGAATAGTATCTTATCTATGTTTCGAGGAATTCTATTCAGAGCCAATATTTTTAAATGTAAATTCTTCTAGAAAGAATGTTGGAATTAAAATAGAGAGAGAGAAGAATTGTGGAATATCTACAAAACAACAGGTTCTTGACTGGGTTACATCTAATCTGTCTGGATCATATGTGTGGCCAACAAAAACCCTAAGAGGCGGACCACGAAGAGGGCAGGTTGTTTTAGAGCCAGGCTGCTATGATATGGCCGATGCCTATGTTATAGCTTCGGCTGGCGCTAAGATGAACACTTAAATAATATGTGTTATCTTTTTAAGTGGAAACTTTTACTTTAAAAATATCATTTCTTAGACAGATATTTGGATCAGTAGAAATAGCAAGAGATAATATTAACGTAGCAGTTAGCTGTCCTGCTTGCAACGATACATCTGATAAGAAAAAGCTTTCAATCAATGTAGAAACTTGGAATTGTCACTGCTGGGTTTGTGGAATAAAGGGGAAAAATCCATATAAGATAATAAAGGACCACATAGACCCAGCTGCTGCTAATACGTTTAAAGACAGGTTTAGGCTAGGTGGCAGCATAGAGAAATCTTTGATATCAGATATTGAAGAGGAGGTACATCTTCCAGACGGATTTTTACCATTATTTGTCAAGCGCAAATCACAAGATCCCGATATAAAAAGTTGCTTGTCATATCTCAGATCAAGAAATGTCAATTATAATGACCTGTGGTATTTTAAATTAGGAACATGTAATACAGGTGCGCTTAGAAGAAGAATTATAATTCCATCTTTTGACATGGATGGTGAACTAAATTATTTTTCTGCAAGATCAATAGATGAAAATTCTAGAATGAAGTATTTGAATTCTAAAAATAAAAAAACAGATATTATCTTTAATGAGATAAACATTGACTGGGAGAAAGATTTGACGTTAGTGGAGGGACCATTTGATTTATTTAAGTGTAATCAAAATGCGACATGTCTTCTTGGATCTAGTTTAAGATCTGAATCATTATTATTTAAAAAAATAATTGCAAACAAAACTCCTGTAACACTAGCTCTAGACTCAGATATGAAAAAAAAATCAATGAAGATAGCAGAGATGTTAATGTCGTATAGCTGTAATGTTAGAATTTTGGATTTGGGAAAATTTCATGATGTTGGAGATATGAGTAGATTAGATTTTAAAATGGCTAGCGCTGAAGCAATTACATGGTCTAGAAAATTATCTATGCTGGAAAAAATTTCGTCAATTGGAACGGGATCATTACTTTAAATTTTGATACTTATTTATACCGACAGTAATTTTGTACAGTTGATAGATTTGTGTAATAATTTTGTGTAGGGCGAATGAGCATTATTAATGAAAGTTATTCATATAGCTGACATACACTGGCGGGGTCTGTCTCGTCATGACGAGTATAGAGAGTCATTTTCTAAATTTTTCGAACAGGCAAGATCTTTAAATCCAGATATTATCTATGTCGGAGGAGATATTGTTCACAATAAGACGCAGGGTATATCTCCTGAGCTGATAGACAGTCTCTGTTGGTGGTTTAATGGGTTATCTGATATTGCACCCACCCATGTGATTCTGG